TGAGGACTTCAAGATGCCTGAAACATTCAAACTTCTTGATGGTATGGTATAAAACACAAGTATAATGCCCCTTGGGATAGTTCGGTCTTGTGCGAACACCCAAGGGGTGTTTTTTCATCATTTACATTGAAAGAAAGGTGGATATTATGTCAAATTTGAAACTGTTTTTGAAGCAGAATAAGAAAGTCAGGGAAAATACAACTTACCCTGCAACCAAATCCCTTTGTGATGAAAATGGGAATCCCCTGCTTTGGGAAATCAAACCACTGACTACAAAAGAAAGTGAAGATATTCGTGAATCCTGCATGATTGAAGTTCCTGTGAAAGGAAAACCAAACATGTTCAGACCGAAGCTGAACACTTCACTGTTTTTGGCAAAAATGATGGTTGCATCCATTGTTTTCCCAAATCTTTATGATGCTGAATTGCAGGATAGCTATGGGGTAAAAACCCCCGAAGAACTTTTGAAAGAAATGATTGATGACCCTGGTGAATATAATGAATTTGCTGCATTCATCCAGAAATTCAACGGTTTTAATACAACCCTGGAAGAAAAGGTTGAAGAAGCAAAAAACTAATTGAAGAAGGTGACAGTGATGCAGTCTTTGCACATTACTGTCTGCATAGACTGCACATGTTACCTTCTGAATTTGTAAATCTTGACCCACAGGAAAAGGCTTTTATAATTGCTTCCATAAAAATTAAAATAGAAGCTGAAAAAGAAGAAGCGGAAAAAATCAAAAAGGCAAGAAAAAGAAAGTGATAATCTTGACAAGAAAGGCAGGTGATAAATGTGGCAACAATACAAACAGCAATAAAGCTAATTGACCAGGTAACATCCCCTATGCTTCATATGACACAGGCAATAAACATGACCATCAGTGCTTTTGAATCCCTGCAATCATCAGCGGATGCTTCTATTAGTGGCATGGATTTTGATGCTGTCAGGGAAAAGGTCAATGCAGCAAACATTGAACTGAATGAAGTTGCAGAAAGCATCAGGCGAAATGCCGAAGAACAAAAAAAATTCAATCAATCTTTGAATGACGGTGCAGCTAATGGAAATAAGCTTCTGTTATCTATTAAGAAGATGGCTACTGCTTACCTTTCCATGAAAGCGGTAACAGAAGTTATTGATTTATCGGATACAATGTCATTGGCTGAATCCAGGCTTTCCCTTATCGTTGATGATGGCGGTTCTGTTGAAGAACTGGAAAAGAAAATATTCGCTTCTGCACAAAGAGCAAGGGCGAATTACCAAGACACCATAAACATTGTTTCAAAGCTTGGGTTGCTTGCAGGCGATGCATTCAAAAAAGGCGGTACAGATGAAATCATTGCATTCCAAGAGTTGATGAATAAAAACTTCATTATTGGTGGTGCATCTGCACAGGAACAGGCTTCTGCAATGTATCAGTTGACACAGGCGATGGCATCAGGAAGGCTGCAAGGGGATGAATATAGAAGTATTGTTGAAAATGCCCCATTACTTGCCAAAGCAATTGAAGATTATATGGTCAAGGTAAAAGGTGCAGAAGGAACAATGAAGGAATGGGCATCAGAAGGATTGCTGACTGCTGATGTCATAAAAGCTGCATTGTTTAGTTCCGCGGATGAAATTGAAGAACGGTTCAACGACATGCCAATGACCTTTGGACAGGTTTGGACTTCTATCAAGAATCAGGCATTGGTGCAATTTCAGCCGATACTAAAAAGACTGAATGATATTATTAACAGTGAGAATTTCAACAGACTAGCAGCAGGGGTCACAACCGCTTTGGTTGTGGTTTCAGGCATTGTTACTGAAATATTTGATATGGTTGCAGCAGTTGGTGGTTTCATGTATGAAAATTGGTCGATTATTTCACCTGTGATTTATGGTGTGGCAACTGCACTTGGTCTTTATGCAGGTTATTTAATTGTAACTAATGGACTTGAATTGATAAATAAAGGAATTAAAATCGCAAGTGCAATTGCATCATACTTCCTTGCAGCAGCAACAGGAACACAGGCAAGTGCAACAGCAGCAGCAACCGCTGCACAGTATGGACTGAATACTGCTTTGTTGGCTTCCCCCATCACTTGGATTTTAATAATCATCATTGCAATCATTGCTGCACTGTATGCTATTGTTGCAATAATCAATAAAGTTGCAGGAACATCTGTAAGCGCAACAGGCATTATATTTGGGGCATTTGCAACACTGGGTGCATTCCTTTGGAACTTGTTCTTGGGGTTGTTGGAATTGGTCTTTGGTATCATTGAAGCAATGGTCAATCCATTCATCAAGTTTGCAAATTTCCTTGGCAACATCTTTACAAATCCAATATCATCAATCATCTATCTATTCCAGGGAATGGCTGATGGTGTTCTTGCTATACTTCAAAAGATAGCATCTGCACTGGACTTTGTATTTGGTTCAAATATGGCAGATACAGTTGCAGGATGGCGGTCAGGTCTGAAAGACATGGCTGATGCAGCAGTTGCGAAATATGCACCAAATGAAAACTATCAGAAGGTAATGGATGAACTGGATTTGAGTGTTGAAAGCTTGGGTCTGAAAAGATGGGCATATGGTGATGCTTGGAATACAGGATATTCAGCAGGTCAGAAGCTTGAAGAAAGTATTGGTAACTTTGACCCTGCAAGCCTATTCAAGACAAACATTCCTGGTGCTGATGCTTATGCAAGCAGCTATGACCCTGCTTCATATCTTGCTGACATAGCTGATGATACAGACAGTATTGCAGGTTCTATGGAAATGACAGGTGAAGAATTGAAATATTTGCGTGATATTGCTGAAAGGGATGCTGTAAACAGGTTCACTACTGCTGAACTCACAGTGAACTTTTCTTCTGATATTAAAGCTGCAAATTCAGAAGTTGACCTTGATGGGGTTGTTGCTTACTTGGAAGAAAGAGTTCAGGAAACACTTGAAATGGTTGCGGAAGGGGTGCATGCGTAATGGCTTATGATTTTTATATGGATGCAATGCTGTTGCCTGTTGCCCCTTCAAAATTGACTATCAGCATTGATAATAAAAATAAAACATTGGTGCTTATCAATGATGGTGAAGTCAACATTTTGAAGAAACCAGGTTTGACAGATATATCATTCACAGCATTGTTACCACAGACAAAATACCCATTTGCGGTATATAAAAACGGATTTCAGAAAGCTGATGTTTTCCTTGATAAACTGGAACAGTTGAAAACAAGTCAAAAACCATTCCAGTTCATTGTGTCCAGGACATTTCCGAATGGAAAACTTCTGTTTGATACTAACATCAAGGTCAGCTTGGAAGATTACAAAATAATTGAAGATAAAAAGAACGGTTTTGATGTAAATGTGGAAGTCAAGTTGAAGCAGTACAGAGATTATGGCACAAAGACTGTTAATGTAACCATCAAGCAATCAAAACCAGTTGCAACAGTGCAGAACACAAGACCTGCTGAATCATCCCCTGCACCAAAGGTGACACCCAAAACACATAAAGTTGTCAAAGGTGATACCTTATGGGGTATTGCAAAGAAGTATTATGGAAATGGGTCACAGTACATGAAGATATACAATGCAAACACAAACATTCTAAAAAACCCAAATGTGATTTATGTTGGTCAAGTTCTGACTATACCAGTTTAAGGGGGTGTGACTTTGGATGTTGAACTTTTAATTCAGAATGGTAACAAAGTTTATGCCCCTGTTGTTGAAGAAGGTATTGTATGGGAAACAGAAAGAAAAGATTCACCTGGAAAGCTGACCTTCACAGTCATCAAAGACCAAGAGATTAACTTCACAGAAGGAAACCCTGTCAGATTGGTTGTTGATGGTGTGAAATTATTTTATGGCTTTATTTTCTCAAAGAAGCGTGATAAGCAACAAAACATCAAGGTTACTGCTTATGACCAATTGCGGTATTTGAAGAATAAAGACACCTATGTTTATACAAATAAAACTGCATCAGATTTCATCAAAATGGTTGCCAATGACTATAACCTGAACCTTGGTGCAATAGAAAATACAAGTTTCATTATTGCTTCCAGGATAGAAGATAATACAACCTTGATTGATATGATTCAAAATGCACTGGACTTGGAACTAATGAATAAAAAGACCATGTATGTTCTATATGATGACTTTGGGAAGCTTACTTTGAAAGCACTTGAAAGAATGAAGCTTGGTGTGGTCATTGATGAAGAAACAGGTGAAAATTTTGACTACACATCCAGTATTGATTCACAGACTTATAACAAAATCAAGTTGGTGTATGAGAACGAAAAAACAGGAAAAAGGGAAGTTTACATTGCACAGGATTCAAACAACATCAACAACTGGGGTATCCTACAATATTATGACACTTTACAGGAAGGTGAAAACGGTCAGGCAAAAGTTGATGCATTACTTTCACTTTACAATGCAAAAACAAGGAACTTGAAAATCACAAATGCTTTTGGAAATCTAAAAGTCAGAGCAGGAAGCATGGTGGTTGTGAATTTGAACCTGGGTGATGTGGCAGTACAAAATTTCATGCTTGTGGAAAGATGCAAGCACACTTTTAATGAAAGTGAACACAAAATGGACTTAACTTTGAGGGGTGGTGAATTTATTGCCTAATTTAATTGAATCAATAAAGAAAGCAGCTTTGGATGCAGTTGAAGCTTCAAAGCCTTGTGTGATTGTATTTGGAAAGGTCACTTCTACTTCCCCATTGAAAATAAATGTGGAACAAAAGATGACCTTAACAGATGCACAATTGATTCTGACAAGGAATGTAACTGATTTTAAGACCAACATTACTGTTGACCACTACACAGAAGATAACACCCACAGTCATTCCTATACGGATGATGGCAGCAGTTCAACCACTGGAAATAATACACACAAGCATCAAATTAAAGGAAAGAAAGAAATCACTGTTCACAATGGCTTGGTTGTCGGTGATACTGTTCTTCTTTTGCGGATGCAAGGCGGTCAGCAATATGTTGTATTGGATAGGTTGGTCACATGATACCATCAACAAATGGATTCCTTGAACAGGATTTTGTGATAGAAGAACAACCAAGCAAAACATATAAAATGCATCTTGATGAAAATATCATCCTGGGGTATGCAGATGGATTGGAAGCAATGGTTCAAGAAGTTTATCACATATTGAATACAGAAAGATATCAATATGTGATTTATTCATGGAATTATGGAATTGAACTTGTTGATTTGTATGGTCAACCAGTCAGTTATGTGATTCCTGAACTAAAAAGGCGAATCACAGAAGCTTTGACTTGGGATGAAAGAATTATTGGTGTTGATAATTTTTCTTTTGATGTGGATAAAGGAAAAATAACTTGCAACTTCACAGTACACACTATATTTGGTGATATTGAAACAGAAAAGGCG